AGAATTTTGGTTGCCTTATTCGGATAAACCCTGTACTCTATACAAGTAATCAGAGACAGGAGCTTGACCATGACCATTCGCTATGACTTGTCCAAGCTTGACCCCGCCATTCGTAACCAAATCCTGGTTACACCCAAGCTTGTGAAGCTCTTTTCCAAGTTCCCGGAGAAGCTTTTGGGAGTGTCTGGCGACGCCAAGACCATCAAAGGTGAGAAAATCGGTTACAAAACCGCCATTCTTTACCTAGCCCCTGCCATGCAGTCTGGTGAGCAACTGTGCCCCATGGCGACGGTTGCCCAATGTGACCTAGCTTGCCTGTTCACCGCTGGTCGTGGTGCTATGTCCTCCGTCTTTTATTCTCGTCTCCGCAAGGCCCTCTTCTGGTCGCAATATCGTGCTGATTTCCTTGCGCTTTTGACCAAGGAGATTGTCAACCTTGAGAAACAGGCTGCAAAAGACGGTGACTGGAAGCTTCTGGTTCGTCTGAACGGCACCTCTGATATCCGCTGGGAAAACTACGGGATTATTCAGTCCCTGCCCAAGACCCAGTTTTATGACTACACCAAGCTTGCTAATCGCAAGAACATTCCCGCCAACTACGACCTGACGTTTTCCTACTCTGGGGTTGCTGCATTTCAATCTTTTGTTAAGAAAGCGGTTACAATGGGTATGCGTCTTGCGGTTGTGTTCCGTACCCGTCAGATTGTGGAAGATATGTTGCTTAAAAAGCAACAATTCCTTGGGCTCGACCTTGTTGACGGCGACGACGATGATGTCCGTATCCTTGATCCTATGGGTGTGGTAGTCGCTCTTTACGCCAAGGGCAAGGCTAAGAAGGACACCACGGGCTTCGTGGTGTGACAACTTGTCGCACCCAAAACCGAAAATAATGCTTGCTTCCACCATCCAACCAGTTATAATGTGTATGTAAGTGAGAGACAGGAACTTGACTATGAAATACTTTCTGACGTTTTATCGTGGTCTCAGGTTTGGTGTGTACGCCGACACAAAGAAGCGGGCCCGTAAGATTGCTGCGGCACACTTTATCGTCAAGCCGCGCGATGTTGAGATGGAGTGAAATCATGCAGAATCTTGAACAGTACCTCGCCGACTACGCCGCTTACCTCAAGCAGGATTATATCAACTGGTGGTCGCAGAACGGCACCCGTGAGTTGACCAAAACTCAGCAGAATATGGTTGATGAGTTTCAAATTGAGTTTGAACGTGGTTCGTCTTACATTCGCGTGGTTCAGTCTACTCCCACGGGTCAGAGGTCGTCCCACTCGTTTATTGTTCAGAAAGCTGGTCAGTTTCCTGTCGGCACGATCCTCAAGAGTGCCTCGTGGAAAGCTCCAGCAAAGAACTTTGCCCGCGGTAGTGTTATGACTGGTGATTTTAAGCGTGTTCGTTGGACTGGAGCCATGTGATGTTCGTACCTTTTGCTGAAATGAAGACCGCACCGTTCAAGACGTATGCTGAGATTCCTACCCTGACTAGGGAATATATCGTATATGTTGTTGGCGAAAAGGACATTGAAAAGATTCGACTTGACGACATCAACAGTTTTATGCTAATGATATACGATGCTGAAAAGCAGAAACGTGATGAGTGGACAGATGGATGGGTACTTTAAATGATAATGTACACTAGCTCCAGCAGCAAGCGCAAGAAGCCCTCGGCTAAATCTATTCGCCTGCGTGAAGAACGCAAGCAGATGTTTGCTTCTGTGTTAAAGGGTCGTAAGGCCAAGTTCATCAATAACATGTCTGATCTAACTGTGGAGAATACCAATGTTGCTCCTTTGTCTAATGCTATTCCTGCAAATGGTTACAAACGCTCCGTCGATGATTGGAAGTGGAAGCGTGATCGTGTCGAGAGTGCTGAGACGGTAAAAGAAATCGAACGTAAGAAGACACGCATTGCTCCTCTGTGGAACAAAGGCGCAACCATGTTCATAAGTGATCAAACTGACCCTGCATCATTAGGACGAAAGATATGATCTTGCTTTTCAAGCGTATCTGGTGTAAACTTCTCCATACTGATCGTCCTGCTTCGTACAATACGGAAACAAAGACGTTTCGGTGTATGACTTGTAATACGGAGTGGGAAAAGTGAAAAAGACAGTTAGAATGATTGATCCACCTTCTGGTTGGAAGTATGGATTTCCTCGTATGATTCCAGATGGAATTGAAGACCATCGACAGTTCATATTAGATTGTGGTTATCCTCAAGAAGAAATTGATTCGTATGGCAAATATTTTTATGTGCGTTATTGGGATGCTGAAGTGAAAGATGAAAATGGCTCAACTGTTTCTTGATTGTGATGGTGTTCTCGCCGACTTCGATAAGAGGGCGCGAGAGATTGTCGGTATGAACCCAAGAGAGTTTGAAGACCGCGCTGGTGCTGATGCCCTTTGGGATCGTATCTTTGATACAAGCGACTTCTTCTTTTCGCTTGATCCGATGCCAGATGCATATGAGTTGGTAGATGCTGTAAGGCACTTGAAGCCGATCATTCTGACTGGTGCACCTGAAAACGGTCGTGGTCTGTTAGCGCAGAGCCAGAAGCTTCGTTGGCGTGATAAGTATTTTCCTGAACTTGATATGATCGTCTGTAAGTCGCGCGATAAGATCAAGCACGCTAAGCCTGGTGATGTGATCGTTGACGACTGGGAAAAGTGGCGTCCTCTGTGGGTCAAAGGTGGTGGCATTTGGGTACTCCACACTTCGGCTCAGAATAGCATTCGTGAACTGAAGGCAATTGGCATCATATGACACAGACTGTGACACTTAAGGTTCGGAATGTAAATGCTGACAAGGCATCTCGTTATGCTAGTGGCATCATTCAAGAGGTCAACGAATATACTGGCATGATCGTTCCGAATCCTAAGTGGGTAACGGCTGATTGCATTTGTCTGTCTACGGGTGATACACAGTTTCCGTTTCGCATAATTGATCGCACTCGTATTCTTGGCATGAGCGAATATGCAATGAAAGCACCAGATAAGCGAAGCGAGACATTCGTCATACAGGGTTCAAAACCTGGTACTACATATACAGTGACGCGAAACGAGACGAACTGGAGTTGTTCCTGTGTCGGCTTTGGCTTTCGTAAAGATTGCAAGCATGTGAGGGAGTGTAAGAATGTATAAAGTATACACAAAAGACGATTGTCCTTGGTGTGTTAAAGCGAAGCGATTACTGATGGACTGTGGTATTCAATTTGAGGAATTGAAGCTTGGTCGAGACTATCAGCGTGAGGAATTGAAGGCACTCTTGCCCGAATCTTTACCCTTGACAGTACCACAAGTTTTCGTATATAATACTCGTATTGGTGGTTTTGAAGACCTTCAGGAATACGCTGAAAGTCACAATCTTATGGGAACAAATCAATGATCGAAGGCATCAAGATTGATTATGAAACGGCCGACAGGATCACACTCTCGGTATTGAAAGAAGATTATCAGATGGTCAGAGAGAACGTTCAAAATCTTGAGATTTTGAAAAAGAATGGTACTATAGCTGATCATATGAAGGAAGACTTGCAATATGATGAAGAACTACTTGATGCACTCAAGAAGGTTCTTGCGTACCACATGACACCTGATGGATATGATGCATTTATTAAGGAGAACGTATGATGTTGAATAAGTATGAATTGAAGCAGCAACTTCAGGGCACTGTTGCAACCGTAGTATTCACGAAGGCTGATGGTACCGAACGCACGATGCGATGCACCCTTCTTGCAGAATATCTTCCTGCACCTGAAGGTCCGCAGTTGCTCACCGAAAGCACTCGCAAGGAAAACGATGGTGTTCTTTCGGTGTGGGATATCGAAAATGGTGGATGGCGATCTTTCCGACTAGACTCGATCAAGAGCATTGTTGTAAGTTAATGTCTGCTGATAACGGTGTTTTTGTTCTCCAGACAGCTGGCCCAGAGTTCAGGGTAGCCTATAGTCAAGCCATAGATAACATATACGGAAACTTCAATGATGAGACATTGAAGTGGAATGGGGATATGGATCGTATGATTGACGTTTTCGGAATGTCAGGAGTGTATTCCAATATTGAGGAAGCACTTGACAAAGCCGAGCTGATGAGCTATGATTATGAATATCTTGAGTACGGCGTCTGCCTAATAGCGAACTTTGCTGAAATGAAGTTCGGTCAAATCTAAGGAAAACAAATGTCAAAGCTTGCTTCTGCCATGGACGTAAAGTATGTTGGTGATGAGCCTCTGCTGATTGAAGGGTGTTCCGAGAGCGATCTCGCGCGCGCCCTCAACTGGTATAATTACGTCTGTTCAACGGATCAGGCTAAAGAGTTTGTTCTCGTTTATCTGAAAAGCGTCAAGTATGATCGCAATGAGCTAAAGAAGGTCAGCAAGGCTAAGCTTCCAAATTCAATCGGATGGATGTGCCGTATTTTATCACAGGGCGGTCATCTGCCTGATGAATATGAAGATCGTATGTGGGACAAGATCAAATCTGCGGTCAAGACTTTTGAACCTGATCCTGAAGAGATCATCGTAGATAAGCCAGTCATTTCTATTCAAGAACGTGTTCGTGATAAGACTGCTGAATTGATCGGTGATATCGAAAACCAGATTGATATCTTTTTCAAGACTGGTAAACTGTCTTTTGACGCCACTGCGTGGATGCGTCAGAAAGACATTAAGCCTGCAATCTCGCAAAAGATCGCAGAATATTATAAGCCTTTGTATGCAGAGTTGTTTGACGCTCTGCAAGGTAAAGACGTTGAATTGAAGGATGCGTACTCTCACTGGAAGAAGGCTCAGCTTAAGACATATATTGAAATCGTAAAGAGCATCATCATTGCGGCCGAAGGTCGAGTCGTCATTGTTCGTGCATCTCGTAAGCCTAGGAAGAAGAAAGAGAAGCCAGCTTCTGTCATCATTTCAAAGCTGAAATACAAGGCAGAAGATACAGAGTATAACATCAAGAGTGTCAAGGCTACTGACGTTATTGGAAGCAAACAGCTCTGGGTATTCAATGCAAAGTACAAGACGCTCACTGTATACAATGCAATGGGCACTACGGGTCTATCTGTCAAGGGAACAACACTCACTGGCTTTGATGAAAAGACCTCTATTGTCAAGAAACTGAGAAAGCCTAAAGAGCAGTTGATTGCTCTTGAGAAAGCAGGTAAAGTCAATCTCAGGAAGTTTATGGACGGCATCAAGTGTAAGCCCAAAGAAGCAACAGGTCGCATAAATACAGATGTAGTCCTTGTTAAGGTTGTCAAATGACAGAAAACGTCTTAGAATTTCCACGCAATAGAATTGTACGTGAACACGCAGGTATAATTGAAAATGACCAAACGATTGTAGAGGTCAAAGAAAGAAGTCGAAAGAGTTATGCTGACGGAATAGCAGATGATCTTATCGATGTTCTTCTAGAAGAGATGGAAAATTTTGGTGTTGACACTGACCGAGATTCATTCATCAAAGACTTCAGTATGACGGTCGATTCATTGAGAGCTACAGTCTATAGAACGTTTGGTGTAGATCATCATCTCCATCTCTTCATAGACAAAAACGTCAAGATGATAAACCGTGAAACTGGTGAACCAATAGAGCTTGAAGAGGAAATTACATTCGTCCCTCTCCAAGAACTTGAAGAAACTGTTGACAAAGACGAATAGCTGCTATATAATCTAATATAGCAAAAAGGATAATGATGTGATTTTGATCGATCTAAACCAGGTTCTGATTTCAAATCTAATGCAGCAGATTGGATCAAACGGTAAAATACAACTAGATGAGAACCTTATACGACATATGGTTCTCAATTCACTCCGATCTTACACCAAGCAGTTCAAGCAGAAATACGGCGATATGGTCATTGCTTGTGACTCTAAGAGATACTGGCGTCGTGATGTGTTTCCCTTCTACAAGGCTCATCGCAAGAAGGATCGCGAAAAGTCAGAACTCAATTGGCACCTCATCTTTGAGACACTCAACAAGATTCGTGATGAACTCAAAGAGTTTTTCCCCTACCGTGTAATCGAAGTCGATGGCGCTGAAGCCGACGATATCATTGCTGTTCTTACGGCAAGACATGCCACATCTGAAGACATTCTGATCCTGTCTTCAGATAAAGACTTCGTTCAGCTTCAGAAATATCCTAACGTCACTCAGTATTCACCAATCCTCAAGCGATTTCTCAAGACAGACAATGCTGCTGAGTATATCAAGGAACATGTCATTCGTGGTGATAAGGGCGATGGCATTCCAAACTTTCTTTCTCCAGACAATACCTTCGTTGTTGGTGAACGTCAGAAAGTCATAAATACAAAGAAATTGAAGGAGTGGATCAACAAAAGTCCTGAAGAGTTTTGTACGACCGACATGATGCTGAGAGGCTATAAGCGTAATCAGATGCTTGTTGATCTAGACTTTGTGCCAGAAAACATACAATCGTCTATTGTTGATTCGTTCACGAACACAAAAGCAGGCACCAGAAACAAGTTGTTGAACTACTTTATTGAGAAGAGGTTGCGTAATCTCATCGAATGCATCGATGAGTTCTGAAAAACATACTTTTACTAAATACTCCTGTATGAAAGCAGGAGCAAACATGAAAAAGTATGGTTTCGTCTATATTTGGTTTGATCGTAAACATAACAGGTTCTATATTGGTTGTAGATGGGGACATGAAGATGATGGTTATATCTGTAGCTCGCCTTGGATGAAACAAGGATACAACCATCGACCACAGGACTTCAAGAGGAAGGTTCTAAGTCGCGTTTACAGCGACAAGAAGGCTTTGCTTGAAGAAGAGTATCGATGGTTGTCAAAGATTAAGTCTGAAGAGTTGGGTAAACGATACTACAACTTACACAACCATCATTTTGGTCATTGGTCTTCAGATGAAAACTTAAGAATGACTGTGGGTCAGAAGATTTCTGCTGCACCAGATCGAAAACGAAAGATTGGTATAGCTAACAAAGGCAAAAAACCAGCTAGACATACGATTGAGGCAACAATAGCGGTACGTTTAGGTAAGACGTATGAAGAACTTTATGGTTTTAAGAGAGCCAACAAGATTCGAGAAAAGAAAAGACTTCAGATGAAGGGTAGAGTCTTATCTGAAGAGACAAAAATTAAAATGAGTAGTGCCGCAAAGCTACGTAAAAGCATCAAACCAAACGAAGAGACTCGAAAAAAGATGAGTGAGTCACAGAAGAAGCGTCACAACAATATGAAAGTGAAAAATGAAAAACATTTATGAAGTATTTGAAGAATATGAGAAGGCTTCAACAAAAGAAGAGCGTGTAGCTGTTCTACGTAGAAACGAAAATTTTGCTCTCAAGAGTGTATTGAAGGGCACATATGATCCAAACGTGAAGTTCACGATTGATAGAGTTCCTCTGTATAAGCCATCAGACGCACCTATAGGCCTTGGGTATACGAACATCCACACAGAACTGGATAGGGTATATCTGTTCGAAGTCAACAATCCTAGAACGTCAACCAATCTTAGCGATAAGCGTAAAGAGCAGATTCTAATTCAGATGCTCGAGGCAATGGAAAAACGTGAAGCAGAGGTCTTCATGAATATGTTGTTGAAGAAACAAAAGGTAAAAGAACTAAATGCCGAAGTTGTTAAAGAGGCATTTCCTAACCTTTTCTAGATTATGCTCCACAAACAAGGAGTATAAATGGCAAGAAGAAACAAAACAAATAAGGTACGCAAGCTTTTAAAAAAAGAAGAACTACCTTATGGCATATGTTTTGTGTCTTCTGAAGAAGAGTGTCGCAAATGGTTTGACATATTGAATGAAGAGTTGTTCAATAATGAATTACGTCGAATACCATTTGATTATAAGTCGTTGAGAAAATGTTGGGCATACTATCAATATTTTCCCAGAATACCTGAGAGAAAAGAAAGCATCATTATGCACAAGGTATATCCTACGCATAGGTTGTTTGTTGAATGTCTTGCACATGAAATGGTGCATCACTGGCAATATACAAAGCTTGGTTGGAAAAAGGTTGATCATGGTGATGAGTTTCTAGATTGGTGTAAGAAAGCTAAGTCAATAGGATTAAGGATAGGCGAAGAGCAATCAGAATGAAGAACAAGCATAACAGTGAAGATTTTGGCAGTGGCGATTTCGAGTGGTACGAGGAACGCAGCAAGGGTAAGATCAAGCGGGTCAGGTCTGATCATCAACCCAAACGTGAGACGCGCAACTGGAAAAAGGCGTGGACAAAGCATACCGACGATTACGATGAGCATGATGAGTTTTACGGCCGTAAGTAGCTTGGACTAGAGCATAGGAAGGGTGCGTCAACCTGTCGCAGAGTCTGGCGCACCTTTTCGCTTGCGTTCTGCCTCTGGATCGACTATAGTGTGACTATAGAAATCGACAAGGAGTTCCTCATGTCCATTACCAAAACGGTTACAAATCCCTATCCTTCTAAGGACAAGACAACCTCAACCTTTGCCGAAGGGAAGACGCTCCGCGTCTGGCAGGGTTCTGTACAGGTCATGTCGGATGTCTGGGAAATGAGCATGTTTGCCGAGTACTGGGACGACACCACCCAGTCTGTACAGACCGAAGACTGGATAACATCGGCGAAGGTCGACGCTCCTCCTGACGTGGTGGCTAAGGCTGAGGCTTGGCTCTACGCTAGGTCGTATGATGCTGCGTTCCAGCGGCAAAAAGCCGTGGAAGAGCAGGAAGCTCGGAGGATCGTCAAGGAGGCTCAGGTTCGGGTCGTATCTGGGCGTACTGGCAAGGGCACCGAGGGTAAGGTGGTGGTCGTCCTCCAGCGTCCCTACGGCATGGGCTACCGTTCTACAGTCGAGGACAAGCTGGGT